AATTCAGTAATTCTTACTGATATTGAACCAGATACTACTCCAACTACTTTAAGTGATTCTTTAAGTAAGGATGAGACTGGAACGGTAAGTGTTGCAAGCACAGCAGGATTTGATACATTTGAAGGTCAAACTGTTGGTGCTGGATATACTGGTTATGTTCTAATAGGTGATGAAATTGTTGCATATACTTCGGTTGGATCTGGATCTCTTACCATTGCTGGTTCTGGTAGAGGAGTAGATAATACCATAGCACAACCACATTCCTCTAAAGATGTGGTTTATAAGTATGAATTGGGTGGAGTATCTCTCAGAAGAATTAATGGCGTTGAAAATTCTGTAAGTAATTTAGAAAATAAAATTGATAGTTATAATATTCAGATTGACATGTCATCTAATGGCAACGACAGATCTGGAGATGGCACAACATCTGATTTACCAGAATTATCATTCAACTATAAATCTTCTGTTGGAGGTTCCAGATTAAAAGCAACAGAAAACTTACAATTTAATGAAGTAGTTCCAAGGTACGATATTTTGATCCCAAGTTCTTCCACTAATGTTTCAGCATCTATTAGAACTATTAGTGGTAGAAGTGTTGACGGTTCCGAAACTCCCTTCTTAGATAATGGATTCGAAAATGTTGAATTAAATGAGGTTAATAAACTTAACTCCGTGAGAATGGTAGCATCGGAAATTAATGAATCTAATAAGTTAACCACATTACCAAGCAACAAGTCATTTACTACAAGAATTGTTTTGAGCACAGATGATGAAAATCTCTCACCAATAATATACACCAACAATTCATTGACAGAGTTTAGATTAAATAGACTTAACTCTCCAGTTAGTGATTATTCTGCCGATGGAAGTGTAAATTCTTTACTCTTTGACCCACATGCATCGGTATATGTTTCAAATACAGTAAAACTTACCCAACCATCCACATCTCTTAAAGTTATTTTGGATGCATATAGACATGAATCTGCAGATTTTAGAGTTCTTTATAGTCTAATTAAAGCAGATTCTAGTGAAGTTACACAAGAATTTGAATTATTCCCAGGATACGACAATCTAAAACTAACGGCAAGTGGTTTGAGTGTTATTAATTCTGCGAATAATAGTGGAAGACCTGACGTTATTGTTCCTGCAAGTTTGGAAGGTCAGTACCGTGAATATGAATTTACTGCCGATAATTTGGAATTGTTCACGGGATATACAATCAAAATTGTAATGTCCGGAACAAATCAAGCATATGCTCCAAGAATTAAAAATCTTAGAACAATCGCTCTGATATGATAAGAGTAGAGGGACATAAAAATCTTTATAGAGATGAAAAAAGTGGTGCCATAATTAATTGTGACACCACTGCTTACAATAATCATATTAATATGCTACAACAAAAAGAGTTACAGAAGTCTGAAATTGATAGGATGAAAAGTGATATTGAGGAGATAAAATCTTTACTGAAAGAATTGGTAAAAGAAAAACATAGTTGAGGACTAATATAAATAGCTATACATGTACTGTAACTTTAAATAATGTCCGTTTATGTCTCAAATATTGTAATTGAGCAGGGATATGATTTTATAACTTATTTTCAACTTGAGGATCCCAGAACTAATACAGCTTTGCCATTATCTAGTGCTACACCAGAAGCACAGATAAGAAAGCATTATGGATCTAATACATCGGTATCTTTTGCTTCATCAATATATGATGCTGATGCGGGTATTGTTTCAATTGCTTTAACTTCTGGTCAAAGTGTTGATTTAAAACCAGGAAGATATGTTTATGATGTAAAACTGACATATTCTGATGGTGGTGAATACAAAGCTGTAGAAGGAGCAGCATTAGTAAGAGCAGGGGTAACAAGGTAATGCCTAGTATAAACGACAGAATTGGAACTAAAAATGTAATTCGTGTCTTATCCAATGCAGCAGCACCACCTTTAAAATTAAATGGTCTAACAGACATTAATAGTGACAATAAAGAAAATAAAGATGGCAATATTTTAGTCTGGGATACCGTTACTGAAAAATATTATCTATCAAATACCATAGACTCGACAACGTTTGTGTCTACTGGTCTTGTAACTTTTACAAATACACAACAATCAACATCATCATCAATTGGAGCATTTGTTGTTTATGGTGGCGCAGGAATTGGGAAAAATTTATATGTTGGCGAAAGTTTAAATGTAGGTGAAAATGTATTCGTAACAGGACTATCCACATTTTCTAATGATGTTCTTATTAATAATGAATTAAGTGTAACTGGATTAACCACAGTCACTAATGCAACTGATAATGTATTGGGGAATCCAGATACTGGTGCATTACAAGTTGATGGTGGTGTTGGAATTAATAAAAACTTAACCGTTGGTGGAAGTTTTTATGTTCAAGGAACATCAGAGTTTATTGGTAATGCTACCTTTAGAGGTGGGACGATTGGAATTGGAGATGCTGATACTGATGATATTAATGTTGCTGGCGAATTCATATCAAATTTAGTACCTAATGATAACGATACTTATGATTTAGGTATTGATGGAAAACGTTGGAGAACAGGTAGATTTTCTACACTTTTAGATACAAATAATTTATTAGTAACAGGCATCTCTACATTTTCATCTGGTTTAGATATCAATTCTTCTGTTGATATTAATAATAATTTATTAGTAACTGGTTTCTCAACCTTTACACAGTTGATAGATGCCAATGGAGGAATTGATGCTTCATCTGTTAAGGTTGAAGACCTTACAGATAATCGCGTTGTAATAGCAGGTACTGGTGGTGAATTAGAAGACGATGCTAACTTCACGTTTGATGGTTCTATACTCTCCGTTGGTGTTGCTTTAACAGTAACGGGAACTTCTACTTTTAATGGAGGTCTTTATTATACATCTGGAAATTTTGATGGTCCAAATGGAATCGCATATTTTGATAACACCGGAAAACTTATTGGAGCAGCAAGCACAGAACTTGGAATAAGTACCACTAATTATGTTTTAACAACAAATGCTAGTGGATTACCGGTATGGACAACCACCATTGATGGAGGAGAATACTGATGGCAAAACCCAGTAGTAGACAAGAACTTATTGATTATTGCTTGAGGAGACTTGGAGCACCAGTATTAGAAATTAATGTTGCTGATGATCAAATTGATGATTTAGTTGATGATACTATTCAATATTTCAACGAACGTCATTATGATGGTGTTGAAAAAATGTATCTCAAGTACAAGATAACAGATGATGATATTAGTAGAGGTAGAGCAAAAGGAACTGATGGAGTTGGAATCGTAACTACGACAGCAACTTCTACAGGAATTGCAGCAACTACATTCAATTTTTACGAAAACTCCAATTTTATACAAGTACCAGATTCTGTAATAGGAATTGAAAGAATATTCAAGTTTGATACTAGTTCAATATCTGGAGGGATGTTTAGTATTAAATATCAGTTGTTCTTAAATGATCTATATTATTTTAATTCTGTAGAACTTCTCCAATATGCGATGGTCAAATCTTATCTAGAAGATATTGATTTTCTTTTGACCACCGATAAGCAAATAAGATTTAATAAGAGGCAGGATAGATTATATTTGGATATAGATTGGGGATCGCAATCTGCTGGTGATTTTATGGTAATAGAGTGCTATAGAGCGTTAGACCCATCTTCATTCAGTCAAATTTACAATGACAGTTTTGTTAAAAAATACTTAACTGCTCAAATTAAAAGGCAGTGGGGTCAAAATTTAATTAAGTTTAATGGTGTAAAACTTCCTGGTGGAATTGAATTGAATGGAAGACAGTTATATGAAGATGCAGAAAGAGAATTGGATGATATTAAACAAAGGATGAGCACAGAATACGAATTACCACCTCTTGACTTTGTAGGTTAATAACCATGGCACTAAATCCTTTCTTTTTACAAGGATCATCTAATGAGCAATTTCTTGTTCAAGATCTAATTAATGAACAACTAAAAATTTACGGGATTGATATATATTATCTCCCAAGAAAAGTTTTGAGTGTAGATTCTATAATAAGAGATGTTGAGACATCAAAGTTTGATGATTCATTTCTCATAGAAGCATATCTGGATAATTATGAGGGATATGCGCCTGGTAGTGATATAATGACTAAATATGGATTGAGATTAAAAAATGAAATTAATCTTGTTATTTCAAAAGAAAGATTTGAGGAATTTATTTCTCCATTTTTAGTTGCCATAGAAGAAGGACTTAAAAAAGGAATTTTGGATGGAGAAAATAGTAATTATGATCTGAATACGGTTACTAGACCACTTGAAGGAGATTTAATTTACTTCCCATTGGGTGAGAGATTGTTTGAGATTAAAAGAGTTGAGTTTGAGAAACCATTTTATCAATTGGGAAGAAATTATGTCTACGAACTTCAGTGTGAACTTTATGAATATGAAAATGAAGAAATTAATACAAGTATTGATGAAGTAGATTCTACTGTAGAAGATGAGGGTTATATTACAACTTTAAGATTAATTAATTCTAGTATTAGGACCGCAACAGCAGAGGCAACCATAACATCTGGTGCAGTAAATCAAGTATTTATTAATGATGATGGATCTGGATATACTGGAACTCCAATTATTACATTTTCAGACCCTCCTTTAGATCAATATGGAAACGTTGTTGGAGAACAGGCAACTGCTGTAGCAATAACAACCTCAGTTGGTAATATTCAGTCAATTAAACGTATAGAAATAACTAATGGTGGTTCGGGATATACATCACCACCTACAATAACAATTACTGGAGGAAATGGTATAGGTGCTGCTGCAACATGTTCTATTGGCGGAACATTATTCAGTGTATCTAAATTGGAAATTACAGACCCCGGAAGTGGATACTCTGGTTTACCAACGGTAACTATAAGTGATCCTACAAGTGGAATTACAGCAACAGCAATCGCTAGAGTAAATTCAAGATTTGAAATAGAATCTTTAAGAATATTGAATGGTGGTTCTGGATACACATCAGTACCTACTGTTACTTTCCAATCTCTTGGAAGTGCTGGTATAGGAACATTTGTTTATAATGAGACAATCACGGGACAAACATCAGGAACTACTGCCAAGATAAAAGATTTTAGACCAGTTGAGGCGCAACAAAATGAGTTTAATCCACCATTAGACGCTCAAGTTTATCTAAATACTGGTACATTCTATCCTGGAGAAGTTGTAGTCGGATCAATATCTGGTGCCACATATACTGTTCAAAATTATGATAGGGACAGTTATGAAGATCCATATGACTCTAACGAAGAAATAGAATTGGAAGCAGATTCCATTTTGGACTTCACTGAAAGTAATCCCTTTGGAGAATATTAATGCTAGGAACTTATTTTTATCACGAGATAATACGAAAAACTATTGTTAGTTTTGGTACTCTCTTTAACAATATTTACATCAGACACGAAGATAAAAAGAATAATATAGTTGATGAAACTAAAGTCGGATTATCTTATGGTCCGATGCAAAAGTTTCTTGCAAAGATAGAGCAGCAGGCAGAATTGAATAAGGGTATTGCAATTA